GGATGGCCTGTCCATCGGGTTTCGAACCCTTCGATCGGCTCCCCGTGTGGGCGGCGGCCGGGACTTGCTGGAGCTGGATTTGTGGGAGGTGTCCATCGTGACCTTCCCCATGCTGGCCCAGGCCCGGCTGTCGCTCCCCTCCCATCAAACCTCAACCGCCGACCGCATCCGCGTGTCGGCCTGACTGTCGCGTGACCATAAAGGAAAGGATCCCATGACCCGCGAGACCAAAATGACTGCGCCAAGCCCCGAGGCCCGTGCTGCAATGCACGAGCTGTTCACCGCCTTTGAAAGCTTCAAGGAGGCCAATGACCGCCGTCTCAATGAGATTGAATCAAAGCGGGCCGCCGATCCTCTGCTGGAGGAAAAACTGGGCCGGATTGATACCGCCCTCAACGAGACCCAGTCCCGGGTGGAACGCCTGACCCGTGAAGCGGCAAGGCCCAATCTGGGTGGGGGTGAGGAGAAGTCCGCTCTGTCTACCGCCTGGTCGGGCTATCTTCGCACCGGCGATGCGGCCAGGCTGACCGAAGCCAAAGCGCTGAGCGTCGGCACGGCGCCCGATGGCGGCCATGTGGCCCCGGCTGAGACCGAGGCCCTGATTGAACGCCTGGTGCGGGAAGTCAGCCCGATCCGCCAGATTGCGTCGGTCAAACAGACCACCAGCCACAGCTTCAAGAAACCTGTGAGCCGGGGTGGCATCACCTCTGGCTGGGCGGCGGAAACCGCAGCGCGGCCTGAGACCGACACCTCCACGCTGGATCTGATCCAGTTTCCCACCGCAGAGCTTTACGCCATGCCGGCAGCCACGCCGGCCATCCTCGATGATGCGCTGGTCGATATTGAACAATGGCTGGCCGAAGAGGTCCGCGATGTGTTCGCCGAGGCTGAAGGCACCGCCTTTGTGTCCGGCTCTGGCACCAACCAGCCGAAGGGCTTTTTGAGCTACACCAACGCGCCGGATGCCAGCGCAAGCTGGGGCGAGCTGGGCTATCTGGCCACCGGAGTGTCCGGTGACTGGGCCGCCTCTGACCCGACCGATGCGCTGATCGACCTGATCTATGCGCCCAACGCGGGCTACCGCGCCAATGGCCGCTTTGTGATGCGCAAGGCGACGGTGTCTGCGGTGCGCAAGTTCAAGGATGCGGACGGCAATTATATCTGGCAGCCCTCCATGAGCGCGGGCCAGCCGGCCAGCCTGATGGGGTATCCGGTGACCGAAAGCGAAGCCATGCCCGCCATCGGCGCGGACAATTTCGCCATTGCCTTTGGTGACTTTGAACGTGGCTATCTGGTTGTGGACCGCCAGGGCGTGGAAGTGCTGCGCGATCCCTACTCGGCCAAGCCCTACGTGCTGTTCTACACCACGCGGCGCGTTGGCGGCGGGGTGCAGGACTTCAACGCCATCAAGCTGCTGAAGTTCGGCGTGAGCTAGGCGGTTTTAGCGACAGTCTTTCTCGCCTTGCCCGTGTGCAGGGCGAGAAAGGCCTCGGCGGCTCAGTCATCACGGCCTTTTTTCGTGTGGAGGCGCGCTTCCTGGTCCAATAAGGGCTTGAAGACCAGAAAATATCCTAATGCGTAAGCTCCAATCGCCAGCGCTAGCAGGCCCATAAAGGGGGCAGCGGCGATCAGGCCGTTCCAAAGGCGGTAGGCTGACTCATCGGTCCACTCTGAAGGCAAATACACGAATGGAAAGAGGATGCCGCCTCCAAACGCGACGCCGAGACATGGATAAAGGATCGAGGTTTGAATTGGGCGCAGCTTTACGCTCGATTGTGCCATGGTGACGAAAAAAGTCATAACCAACAGGATCATCGAAACATGGTCGCCAGCGAGCCAGATCAGGGGATGCAGGCTGTCCATTTGATTTTGGTCTGACAGACGTGTCTTTACGGTTCCGTCTGCCCACAGGATCGTGAGGCTGGCGTATCCCGCTATCAAAAAACAAAGCAGCGTAACATATACGCCGCTTACCAGGCGTGACTGGGCGATCCAGTTTTTCAAGCTATCCATCTGACATAGCGCCTTCACAATCGCTCAATCTGACCGCGCCGCCCGCAGTGGAGCCCGTTTTTCTTGGCCAAACGAAGGCTTTTCTGCGTGTGGCTCATACCGATGAAGATCAACTTATCACCGACTTGGCTCGCGCGCCACGCGAGCGGGGCCTCAACTGACCGTACAACGTCCTGCGGGGGCCAGGTGCCAACGCGCCGTTAAAGTCTGATGTGAGCGAAGATGCCAGGTTTATGGGCCTTGTTTGACGGTCCTTGCGCCAGATGACAAAGGCGGTGACGGCCAGTAACGAACACGAAAGGCAAATCCCTGCGGTCTTCAAATATGGGTGTTTGGGGCGCTGTCTATGAGGTGTTTTCAGGCTTGTTTTGTGACCGGAACGCTTCCCATGCGAGGAAACTAACAAATAGCACAACAAAGCCTCCATAAAGCCATAAGAATGCCTGTCGTTCGGTGAGAAGCCCTTCTAGCGCCTGGTCTGTCCAAGTCGGTGGAGCCAGCAGGAAGGTTGCGAGGGCGCCCGCAAGCGGCAACCCGATTATGCTGAGCAAGCGTACGATACGCCATCGCCGTGTTAGTTTGCGTTTTGGCAGAAGCGCGAAGTGAGACACACCGCAGAACAAAAAGACGAGGTAAGCTGCAGCATAAAGCCCGGATCCACGAATATTATGCTCCCAGCTCCCAATATCAGGATAGCTTGGATCTGATACATAAAAGCCGCTGTCTTCGAGATGCATACTTTGCCACTGCATTTCAAGATCGGCTGAGAGGATAATGTGAGCGGTGTAGGTCAGCGCGGCGATGACATAGCCGGTCACGATCACGAAGGTTAAAATTGGCCTGTGAGCGCCGGGGTTCAAATCGTCTGGGTCGTGCTGAGCGGGCTCGGTCATTAGGCTCAAATCTCGCGTTCAATGAGCGGGCGATCTAGCGATCTTGGTCGATGTCCGACTGCCAGCGCTCGCGCAGGCGGTCGGGGACGTGAAGGTCTAGCCGCGCGGTTGAATGGTATCTCTCGCCTCAAGCTGCGACTGAGCACGGAACTGGTGGCGAGTACAAGCCATGATCGCCAAGATCATTCCCAGAGGCCTGATATAATCGATAAACGAAAGCGTGCCCAAGCCAGCCAGAGCCTGATCTGTCCAAGAGGGTGGCGTCAGGACGACTGCCAACACCGCCCCGACCGGGAATGCGCACCAGTAGCAAATCCAGATGGAATTGAGTTTTTCGCGTTGGAGAGTCCAGATTGGGCGCACAACCAGCAGAACCAGTCCTGCACAACCCAAAAGACCTGAACCGACAAGGGATAAACCGTCCATTCGGAACAGGGTGTATTCATCAGCGTTAGCGCTCAAATCAGCAAGCAAAACAAGGTTCGCCGCGAAGCAGGCGAATGCAACGCATGCCAGCGCATAAACGCTAAGCGTCGTCCACTTGCTGTGGCGTAGTTTTTTCCAACTGTCTTGAAGGTTCATCATGTCCCTGACTCTCACCGCGCCACCTGCGGTGGAGCCCGTTTCGCTTGGCGAAGCGAAGGCTTTCCTGCGTGTGGCTCACACCGATGAAAATCAACTTATCACCGATTTGGTTCGTGCGTCACGCGAGCGGGTTGAAGCCCTGACCGGGCTGGCGCTGATCACCCAAAGCTGGCGTGAAACGCTGGATGCCTGGCCTGCGCGCCGGGTGTCGGCCTGTGGTCAGGCTGTGCGCCTGTTACGCCGCCCGTTGATCAGTGTGGAAGCCCTGCGCATCCATGATCGCGGCGGCTTTGCCCAATTGATTGATCCGGCTGAGTACCGGGTGGAGGCGGGCGAGCCGGGCCGTCTGATCGCCACGCTGCCCTTCACCTTGCCACCGCCCCAACGCCTGGCAGGCGGGATCGAGATTGACTTTACCGCAGGCTTTGGCTCCAGCACCAATGACGTGCCCGCGGCCCTGAGTGTAGCCATCCTGCAGCTCACCGCAGCCAGCTATGGCGGCACAGAGCGCGCCGAGAGTGCGCGCCGCGCAGAAGAGGGCGTGCCCGATGCGGTCCACGCGCTGCTCTCGCCCTGGCGGAGGGTATCGCTATGAGCGTGGAGGCAAGCTTTAAAACCGCGCTCATGGCCCGGCTGTCCGGCGAGGTGGAGGTTCAGGCCATACTGGGCAATCCACCCCGGATTTATGACCGCGCCCCCGGCGGCGCCGCCTTTCCCTTCCTTACCGTGGGGCAGGGGGAAACCACGCCGGTGGATGCCGACACACCGGGTTTGAACGACCATCGCCTCACGCTGCACATCTGGGGGCGCCGCGATGATCGCGATGCGGTCCGCGATGCGCTGGGCGCGGTGCGCACCGCGCTCCATCAGGCAGACCTGAGCTTAAGCGGGGGTGCGCGCTGCGTCCTGTGCCGCGTCGTCTACACCGACTTTTTCACCGCCCCGGATGGTCGCACGCTCCACGGGGTGTTGCGGGTGAGGGCTTTACTGGATTAAGGCTTTCATGATCCTTAAATTCATAAACGGATCATCGACCGTACTACCTTTGTTGACCTTGTGGAGTGCATAAATGCCACAAACTCGATTGAATATTGCAGGGTAATCGGGCTTGACAGGCAATTGCATTTGACATCGCTCCCTCAATCAAGGCGCTATCTGCAGGCTGTGAGGTGATTCGTAAGTTTTTTCAGTTCGAAGGTTACGTGTTTGTCAACCAACGAGCTGTAGCTTTATTGAAAAACAGCCCTGAAGCGACCATATTGAGGATTAGAATCGACTGCAAAGTGCTGGAGAGGCATCGAGGTTTGACTCGCATTTGTGGATAACCTTCAGTTATCTTTGTGAAAATGCGAGTGCCTAGGCGGGCGCTGCCTGGCGGCTTTAGTGTTCGCGGTAAGTGTAAGTAAGTAGCACAGGCGAGTGATGCCTGGAGAAAAAGTAGGAGGCGAGCAATGAATCAATCAGTTCGACGCGGTACGCTCGCTGAGCGTTACCGGAAAGATCCCAATGAGGGGGTCTTGGATGTGAAATTCTTGTTGAAAAACGAGGAAGATTACGGCCGGGATGAGGCCATCAAAGAGCATGATAGGCTCTACAAAGCTTTCGCAGCTGGTCGCTCAGAACCACTTGATCTGGGCGATCTAAAGTGGAAATAATGACTAACCGTTAAGCGCGCAAGCAACTTAGGGAAGGGCCCGATTATCGGGCCCTTTTTGTTGATCAAATGAATGATGAGTCATTGCACCGAGCGATCTACCGACTGGTTTGTGCGCTCGAAATTAATGAATATTATCACATGCACACTGATGCGGACGATGGAAGCCGCATTCGAGTCGAGAACTTACAAAAATGCGTGGAGCACTTAAAGGGTAAAGTGGTCGAGAAAGAGTACCTGAAAGAAGAGAGCGACCTTGAGCGGAGCTCATGTGTTCGGTACAAGGAAGGTAGCCTCATAATTGTTACTGAAGAGGATGACGAGTCTTGGATTAGATACTCTATCGTTAAGGAGCTTTGTCATGTTTACTGTGACGGCGAAGAAGAATTAGTGCCGGACGCTCATGATTCACTCGTTTCGATGCTGCCACGTTATAATTCGTTGGACGACCTTTTAGCCGGACACCCCAACCAGCAGGCTGAACAAACGGCAGAGCTAATGGCGGTAGAGTTGCTTTATCCTCTAGAATTTCGGCGCGATGATTTGGAATCGCTTAGTAATGGTGAGAATATTGCAGATATCGCGGCTAGAAGAGGTGTTCCTGAAAAGTTCGTAGGGATATACTTACATGAAAATATTCACAAGGCGGCGGTTGGCCTGATGAAGTTGGCAATTGCCTTGCGGCAGCAAGCCAAAGAGGCTCAGCGTGAGGGAACGCAAAGTCTTCAATAGATGGCCACGTAACAATGTTGTGCTTTTAAGTGTATTTGATTGGGTGGGAAAATCTAAGATTTTTATTTGGTTTATATAGATAATAAGATGCGCGAAAGCCGCCCTTCCGGGCGGCTTTTTTCTTGTCTGAAATCCAATCGAAATGAAGGAGACGACCCATGGCCGCACAAGCGGGCAAGGATGTATTGCTGGCCATTTCCGATGGCGGCGATCCGGAGAGTTTTACCGCCGTGGCGGGCCTCAGGGCGAAGTCCATTTCGCTCAACGCCAGCTCGGTGGATGTGACCCACGCCGACAGTCCGGGCCGGTGGCGCGAACTGATTGAAGGGGCGGGCTTGCGCTCGGCTGCGGTGACCGGAGCGGGCGTATTTGTCGACAGCGCGGCCGATGAGCTGGTGCGCGGTGTCTTCTTTGATCAGACCCGGCGCAACTGGCATCTGGTCATTCCCGACTTCGGCACGCTGGCCGGGCCCTTCCTGGTCACCAAGCTGGAATATTCCGGCCGCCATGACGGCGAAGCCGCCTACACGCTGTCGCTGGCGTCAGCCGGTGCGCTGAGCTTCACGCCGGCATCATGAGCGAGATGAGCGTGTCTGCGCGCGGCGACGTAGAGCTGAAGATCTGTGAGCAGCGCTTTACCTTGAGCCTGACTTTGGCGGCGCTCGCCGAGATTGAGGCGGGGCTTGGCGTTAGCGGTTTTGAGGCGCTGGGCGGTGCGCTGAAATCGATTGATGCCAGCCGTCTGATCCTCATCCTTACCGCGCTGTTGCGCGCAGGCGGCGCTGAAGATC